ACATATAATTCGATTAGTTGGTTTGCTTCATCAGACATTAGTTGATTAGTTTCCCTGGTTGGTTCTGGTTCTGGTTCTGGTTCTGGTTCTGGTTCTGGTTCTGGTTCTGGTTCTGGTTCTGGTTCTGATTCTGGTTCTGGTTTTGGTTCTGGTTCTGGTTCTAGTTTTGGCTTAGCCCAACTTGGGTCTTCTGAAGGCTTTTGCAAACTCTCACGTATTTTTGCAACGGCTAAAATTATTTCTGATGTCTTCTTTTTGACTACATTCTTTGTTTTTAATTTTGTAATTATGTCTGCAATGTTATATTTGCGAGGAGGAGATAAAAATCCACGATAAGTTATGCCATCAACACAAACGTTAATTTTTGCTGATTCTCGTTCTTTTCTAACGCATTCAAATGCATCTGATTCTTCATCAGATTTCTCAGCAATTGTAAGAACCCAAGTTCCATTAAATTTCATGTTCCATAGCAAATCCCTTATTTTTTTACAAACTGGATTGGATGAATCAATGATTCCTTTGATGCGAATGTCTAACGGGCTGACTTTTGGCACTTCTAGCGAGGGGTATTGGGGTAGCATCGTAGCTCCAGGAAAATTGTGTAATTTCAACTCTATGTTGATTATATATCATAAAGCTAGATTGTAAACACAATAAATTTTATACCCCCCTCCTTTAACTAGAACTATACTAATCTATTTGATGGGTGTCTTAATTAGTAAAGTTGAATTTGTTGTCTATCTGATATATAAACACAGTCAGCAAATTCAAGTTCAAAATGAATGTCGTATATTCCTTCTGTCAATTCTGAGGTATCTAGGAAGTAATAAGCTACGCATTTTTCTCTATATGTTACTAATTCTCCATCAAGAACTGTCCTTTCATCTTCATCATTTGGAAGACATTCACCACAACTTTGCACCATATAAATTTTTAATGGAGAACATATAGCCAAATTCATATAATAACGTTCTAAATCAGAAGCAGTAGGAACGTTTGGCTTCAAATGAATGATAAGCCAACGTTTAGATCCCAATCTAATTTTGTTGGGTTGAAACCAAAATGAAAAATCATATACTAGAGGAGTAGGTGACATGAACCATAAATTGGGATAAATTTGGAATTTATTTTCCCAAGTCATAAGAGCCAAATCATCAGCTTGAACTTGCATAGTCCAAACATCAACATATTGTCCAATGACATATTGTGAATCTTCAATATTAATTTCAACATAATATTGACCTGCTATTGGTGGATTATCTCTTTCAACATCAGATGCTTGTATAACTTCTACTAATCTACGTCCCTCAGGATTTTCTGGTGTTTTTTCATTAGGATCAAGATAATAAATATCAACTTTTTGAATTTCGTAAACATCTGTTTTATTGTTAGAATTCCAACTAAATAATCTTAAATTTAATTGATCGCCCACTACAGGGTTTTGTAAACGTTCTTTTGCCATTATTATCTCCTTTTAGCTTTATTTTGTTGTTCCTGCATTGATTCTTTTTCTTTTTCTACTTGTTCTTGAAACCTTTTTATATACCAGTTTCGTTCATCAATTAATAAACTCATTGATTCGTTTGGCGGGGAACCCAAATGATACCAAAACAAGAACTTTTCTTCTCTTAATCGTTCTTTAAGATGAAAACTCGATTGCGTTATTGTGACCTCGTTTCCTTCTTTGTCTTGCCCCGTGGGAAGAAAAAACTTGCTTCTAATGGTAAATCAAGACTAAATTCATTATAACATCTTGGACATTGAACTTCAGCATTGGTATCTACACCAAATGGAGGATTGCTAATTGTATTTCTTAAATGAGTCGTATCATTAATTGGCAAGTCCTTTAATAACAACTGGATTTCATTTTTATTAGTTAATCCACCAAGATTTTCTAATAATAAAGACGTTCTATATAATAAAGTATCATCTGTTTGATTTGAATCTTGTCCTGGTCTAAATTTCTTTTCTCTATAATCTTGAATTCTTTGTTCATCATCTCCTCTAGATAATCTAAAAGAATAAGGTAGTTGTGTTGTTGGCAAATCACCATTTAAACAAGAAAAGTTAAAATCTTCAGGACAATTGTCTACATAAAGTTCATGTAGATTGATTGTATAAGGAGAACTTTTTGTACATTCTGGACATTTAATTTCTACTTCATAATTTGTTCCATAAGAAATGCCTCTTAAATAAATTAATAAATATGTTCTATCTTCACTAAGAAATTTATCTGAGTCATAATCTTCTTGTATGCAACGATTAAAAATAGAATTAACGGCGTTTCCTCTTTTAACCAAACGAGGGGTAGCTAAAATTTCTTCTTCATGTCCTGTCATTGGTCGAACATGAATAATTCCATTTTTAGGACCATCCATTCCATCATAAAATCGACCTAAAGAAGGAAGTTGAATTTCTTCATAAGAATAACTAGCTTGTTTAACTTGAGCGCGTAATTCTTGAAGTTTAGAACTACCAGAAGTTACAGACATTTCAGAAACATATGGTGCTGTTCCTTGTCTAGTTTGTTGTGTTTTAGATAGTGCGTCTTTAAAAGATGATGGCATATCAGAAGGAAAATTTCCATTTTGTGTTTGAGATTGACTTACAGCTTCTCTTAAATGTTCAGGCATATCAGAGGGTAAATCTGAAGTATGTGAAGAATTTACTGGTGATGTAAAATTTGGATTTAATTGTCTTTGCACATTAGATATTTTATCAAATGTAGATTGCGTATCATCATTTGACGGATTGATTGTTTTTACTGGTTGGTTAGTTTCTGGAACTTCTGCTTGAGTAATAGATCGTCTTTCTGTACGAAACACTTTATCATCTGACATGTTTTTCTCTCCTTGCTGAACTAATTTAAATTAGTATGTTAATTATTAATTTGAAAAATGTCAAAGATTTAATTGTTTTAGACAATAAAGTAACAAACCTTTTGCCTGAATTTAAACATTTTTTTGACACTTGGAAATTTTCATTTAGAAATCCTTCTTTTAAGAGTTTAGGTGAAAAAGCATTAATTGATTTTTTATTATCATTAAAGCCACAACATATTAAATTACTAGAACAATACTTTAATACTTCTATATCTGTAAATGCTATGGATTATAGAATTGTTAAAAATATTAATATTTCTTTAGATAATATTGAAGATTTGAAAACGGGCGAATTTCCTAATTTTAGTATTTATCGAGATAGTAGCCGTCTATATATATCATTATGGAGGTAAAATGGTTAATTTAATTTTATTTATTCTTTCTTCTATTGGATTGTGTCATATTTTAGTGGACAGTGCGTTGTTTGCTCCAGTTAGGGATTGGATTAAAGATAAAAACATAAAGCAGCCATGGTGCTTTATTGATAAAATATTTAGTTGTTATCAATGCATGGGCTGTTGGGGTGGTTGGTTTTGTGGCTTTTTCTTACTAACATATTGGCCTTTAAACATAATTGATTATTTTACTAATTTTGCTGTAGTATTTATGGCAGGATTTGCTGGTAGTTTTTTATCTAGTTTTGCTGCCAATTATTTAGTTTATTTATCAGCTAGATCTGTAGTTGAATTACCTACGGAAAATCAATGAGTGAAAAACTATATCAATTATTTTGTGATCATTGTTCTTTTAAAAAAATTACAAATGGAATTAATTTAAAATTAATAGAACATAAAACTGCTGCTGTTCAATTTACTATTCCAGATTTAGATCCAGAAACTGAACTTAGAAAAGAAATAAAGTTTAAAGAACTTCCTAAAAGATTTAAATGTCCTCAATGTGGCTATATTATTAAACCAAAAGTTATTGAAAATCCACAATATAAAATTGATGAAGAATGTAGATTAAAAGAACGTATTAAAAAACGATCAGAATATGAAAAAGAACAAGAAAGATTAGAAAAGGAAAAAAATGAAAATAGGATTAATGGAGATAAAGCAAGCATTAAATGATGGAAGATTTAGAGATGTGTTGCCTGTTGAATTAAGAGAAGACTTGGCCAAATATCTACATTGTCCTTCTTGTCCTAGTCACGTAGAATTCTATAGAAAAGTATTAAAATATGCCAGTAAACAATTACAAGAATATTATCCTGGGGCGGAATTACATGACCAAGATATTGAGGATAAAAAACTAGCTGAAAATTCGTGGACTGTGTTCAGTTGTCATATTGATCAATTAGAAACAGAATTAAGAAAACGAGCTGCTATGGGACGAGTACAAATTGCTGTAGCTAGATTTGAAGAACAAGTTACAGTTGTTATGAATCAACTTAATATATTTTAAATCATGGTTTTACAACTTTTAATCATTTTTTCTGGGTATTCTTTATATTTTGAAATTTCTATTGGATATTCATCAATACTAGGTCGCTTGCCTCCTAGTATAATTGCATTTTCATAAAAAATAATTGCATTTTTATATTGTCCAACTTGATAATAAATATCTCCTAATAAACACCAATATTCTGCCATTAATGGTAATGCAGAAATACACCCAGTAATATGAAATATGGCCTTGTTTAAATCTTTTAAATGAAGACAAATTAAAGCAGCATAGTATTTTAAATTTACTGCTGCTATGCCTTCTTTCTTGCGAAAAAGATAATTGTCAGCAATAGATAAAAATTCTTTGTATTTTCCTTGATTAAGAAACATACATGCTTGATAGTAATATGGTTCGGCTATTGTAGGTTGATTTTTTTTCCAACAATCAATTTCTGTTAATAATTGTTGGTAATCTACTAAATGTTGTTTTGTATATATAAAAGAACGTTCTAAAAAACCTGCTTTTTTATCATTTATTGTTTCAAAAACTGGATTATGAAATTTAATGTTGGCTTTTTTATTCCATAATCTTATTTCTTTAAACATTATATCACTTTGAAGTATTTGAATATAAAAAGAAGATACGTTTGTTTTTGTTTTTTCAATAATTTCTTTATGTCCAGATGCTAATATCTCCCAAGGATGTATAAATAAATTCCAATCTGTTTTGCTTTGTTCTGTTAAAAGATTTCTATTAGAAATATTATAAATTTCTGCTCCGAATTTCTTACAAACATTAATAGTTCCATCTGTTGAGCCTAAATTTCCTATTATTATTGGACCTAAAGATAATATTGATTGCAAAGCAGTAGCAATCAATGGTTTATCATTTTTTATCAATAAATGAGTCGTTAATGACATTTTTAGGAAATCTTAGTTCAATTAAATGTGAAAAAGCTGATGCTTCTTGGTCCTTTCCATGAGATTTTAAATATTCTATTAAATCTAAATATGATTTTTTAGAATAAGGTAGCTCTATTAAAGAAGTAATAAATTTATACATAATTATAGTATATAAGATTTGTCCATTTTTATGCAAGGAGTTTCATGGCTATTGAGTATCTTAATAATAAAGAATTTGAGTTGTCGATTAATAATTTTCAAAAATCAAAAAAAACGAAAGCAAGATGCGAACTAATGCTGGAAGATATAAGAGAAAGAGTAATAAGAAAAAACAAACCAGAAATACAATTATTGTTAGAATTAGCTATTAAAGCACACCAAAATGCCATTAATGATTTTCAAATACAACAAACAGATTTGGCACATAAATTTTTAGTTTTATCTGAGCACCTATCTCAATATTTTCATTTTAATTTAATAGAACCAGAAGATGCTATTCAAGAAGGAGTGGTTATTTGCTTCGAAAAAACAGATAGATTCGTTTCAAAAAAAGGAAAAGCGTTTAATTATTTTACAACTTGCACAGCCAACCACTATCGTCAGCTATACCGCACATCTAAAAATTACAATGAATTAAAGAAGAGATATCACACTTTTCAACATCAAAAGAACTCTAAAATAATTATAAAAAACGGAAAAGAGACAATAATTTATAAATAATGCTTTTAATAAAAACAAAATTAAAATCAAGTTCTATTGAAGGAATTGGAGTGTTTGCAGAAGAATTTATGGGTTGTGCGGTCAGAAAACCTGTATATCTACTGATAATTGACCTGTGAGCGTTGTAAGTGGAGCGTAGCGAAACGAACAATGAGAACAGGTCAATCCCTTGTGGTAGAGGATGAATGACCGCTATTAAAATAAGTTGGAAATTATTTTGAGAATTATTTTGAAAAATTACTCCATTAAGCATACATATTAAATGGAGACACAATGGAAGATAAAAAAGAAAAACATATTTGCGAAGTAAGAGTTTTAGTGCAACCAACATTTTACAAAAGAATACAAGAAAAATGCAATGAGAACTATCGCACTGTTTCTGAGATTGTGAGAGAATTGCTATCTAAATGGCTCAAAGAGGATAAATGAAGCATCAATTTACCTATAAATACAGGTTGTATCCAACTGAGAAACAACAAGCATTATTAGCCAAACATTTTGGTTGTGCGAGATTTTGCTATAATGAATTTCTCCGTAATAGGATTGATGCTTACAAAGGCGAACACAAATCACTAAATTATTACGATAATGCTAATTCTCTGCCTGAATTGAAGAAAATATATCCGTGGTTAAAAGAGTCATTGAGTCAATCGCTTCAATACTCAGGACGATGTGTGCAGAATGGATTTGATAATTTCTTTACTAAATGTAAGTTAAAGAAACAAGGAAAATGGAAAGGCAAGTGTGGATTTCCTCGGTTTAAGAAAAAGAGTGGCAAGCAAACATTTAGAGTTCCTCAAAGTGTAAAAGTAATTGATGATAAGTTAATTATTCCTAAGTTTCTCAATGGAATTCCACTTGTTCTCCATCGTCCATTAGAAGGAGAAATTGAATTTGCCACGATTAGTAAAAACAAAGCAGGACAATACTTTGTTTCTATTACTTGTGTCAAAGAAGTAGAAGAATTGCCTGAAATAATTAAAGTGGTTGGCTTGGACTTAAATGTTCAATATATTGTAAGCAGTGATAATGAGCGATATGCTAATCCACTTCCTGCTACTACAACATATAAAGCAAGAGAGAAGTTTCTTGCTAGATCAATGAGCAGAAAAGTCAAAGGAAGTAAAGAAAGAAATAAAGCAAAATTAGCGTTAAATAAGTTGAAATTGAAGCAAAGTAATATTCGTGAAGATTTCTTACATAAAACATCTAAGAGAATAATTGACGAGAACCAAGTTATAATTTTTGAGGATTTGAGTGTAAAATCTATGCTGAAAAACAAAGACTCTGAGCAAAGAAAACAACCAAGATGGAGAGAAAAATTACTTCATCGCAAATTAAATGATTGTTGTTTCTCTTCATTTGTTCAAAAGTTGATGTATAAAGCAAAATGGTATGGAAGACAAGTAATTAAAATAGACCGATGGTTTCCTTCCTCTCAATTGTGCTCAGAGTGTGGATGGAGATATGAGGATTTAGGAGAAGATAAAAATTGGACTTGTTTTAATTGTTTTGAACCTCACGATAGAGATTATAATGCATCAAAAAATATCTTAAACGAAGGTTTAAGAATGATGAACCTATGGAATGTAGGGGATAGCCAATTGAGTTCTAATGTAAGTCTAGCCGCATTGGCAAGCAGTTAAGTTAGATTGGAAGCCCCTCCCCTTGTGGGATGGGTAATTCACATCCATTGGAACAAAAATTGGAGAATGGGATGATAATTTAGATCGCATTATCCCTATGAATTATGTTTTATCTTTAAATTCTATAACACAAAACACATTGCTTAGATATTGTTATAAAGAAAAAGAATATTATAAATTAAACGCTGATAATATGAGATTTTTTAATCATTCAATTGATCCAAATACCCGACAAGAAGAAAATTCAGATTGGGCAATAAAAGATATTCAAATTGGCGAAGAAATAACATGTAATTATTTTTCTTTTGATGAAGATGCAGAAAAAAAATTAAATTTATTTGACAAATACTTTTAATATGTTATAATATTAAATATAGAGAATATAAATGAAAAATGATCCTATAGAATTATTAGAAAATCAAGAATTAATTGAAAAGTTGAGAAAAAGTGGCTTTGGAGACATTATCAACAAATTGTTAAACAATGAAGATCGAATGTACACTAAAAGGGGCAGAGTTAATAAAAGTGGTGCATGTAGAGTTTTAAATTGGAAACCTAAAGAACTTGATGATTTGTTTGCAAAATTTAAAGAAATTCTTAAGGATGAAATTGATTAAATTCCTAAACGATTAACATTTTGTGTCGAAGGTGTACTTGAATCGGTATTAGGGACCACCACCAGGAGTATAATCACCTGGACTAGGATTAGGTCCGCTAGTAACATTTCCTGAATCTCCTTCTTTAATATATGCTCTATCGTATCTTAATGATAAGTTAACATAAACAATTTCATTAGAAGACATATCTAAATCAGTAAAATCTACACTTTCTGGCCAAACATTCTCATAAACCCATGTTTCTAAAATATTTTTGCATCCATCATACAATTCTAATGTAGCTTCTTGTACAATAAAATTTCCTGGTCTGCTCCATTTTGAATCATTTTGAGGATCATATTGTTTTTTTAACCAATCAAAAACAGGATGTTTATTTTTTTTAAGATCAAATAATATTAAGCTTATGGGCTTCCAATCTGGACGAGCTGGACGAAATACATTTTCATTTAAATGAATAATTTCCATAGTTTTAAAACTAAGGTTTGGACGTGCGGATTTAGAAGGTGGCAATGAATCAACCCCCTCCGCAGAAATTTTATCAATTTTAAATAACCAACGAAATTTACGTTTAATACAAACATCACTTTTTTCTAATCCAAAATCAAAACTCATAACTCTTTGACCTGGATCTATTCTTTTACTTGTATCTGCATTAATTTTATTGGATTCGTTGTTTCTATTGCGAATAGGATCGCCAGATTGAATTAATTCATTAATTCTTTTTGAATTAGCGGCAGCACGTTGATTAGGTGTTTGATAACCCATATTTATAAAGTATCTCTGTAGTAATTACTATAGAGATATAACAGTGTAAAAAATTTCTTAGCAACGGGAACAATTGCAGCGTTGGGGTTGAGGTCCGCATACATTAATGTATTGAACATTAAAATAACGTAATGAAACATCAATTGTGCAAACTTCAGAAGATTCATAAGCTAAGTCACCAAATTTATAACTTTTTGGCCAACAATTATTTAAAATCCACATTTCAACAATATTACCGCAACCATCGTAAAGTGTAATATATGCTATTCCTTGATATTCTCGTGGTTTGGTGTTCATGCGTAACGATATTGGATTATCAAATTCATAAACGCTAGACAACCATCCCCAAAGTGGAGCAAAATCAGGAGCAGCTACATCAAGAAATACAACTGGCAATTCAGCCCATGTTGCTTTTCCTGGAATCCACATTCTTCCGTTTAAAAAGTCAAGTTGAGTTTCATCTAAACTTACTTCTGGACGAGCGGCAGATTTCAAATAATATGGGGGGATTGTACTTCCTCCACAAACAGTTGCTTCAAAAGTCCATCTAAATTTACGTTTAATAACCAGATCTGGATTATTTCCAAGTTGATTTAAGCCCATTGGTATGGCCATAGTAACTCTCCTTATAGATTAAATCTAATATTTAATTATTGTTAATAATAGGTTTTTATTCCTACGCATTTATTTTTTTTACAAATACATTGAATTTTCGGACCAATCTCCAGTTCTATGAATGCTGAATGTTAAGAACATAAATTCAACAGCCTTAGTTGGTTGAATGCCAATGTTTGCTCTAAACTCATTTCTATCAATAACATCTGGTGTGTTAATTTGTGAGTCAGCTTTAATAATGTACTCATAAAGTCCTCTTCCAACTTTAATTTCATCCAAAATTCTACTGCACATATTAGTAAATTTAGTATTGAAAGTTTCATCATGTGGATCAAACAACATGTGACGACTAGCAATTCTAATTTTCTTTTCAATTACAAACATTAAACGTCTTACATTAACACGATCTAATGCCGTTGGGAGTCTTTGCATTGTTTTTTGACCCCAAACTAAAAAGTTTGTTAAATTACTAAATTGAACAATTGGATTAATGCAATTAAAAGAACCATACATTGAATCACGTTCTGCAAGCGTTGGACGATTAAATACATCAGTAATTCCCGTTACAATACCACGAGTTTCACCTGCTGGTGCAAACCATGGTGCAGCTAACAAATCGTTTCTAGCATATACTGCCATTATTGATCCAGATGGTGGAACCCAAACATCAATATGATTATAAGTGTCACGAATCTTTACCCATGGCCAGTAAAGAGCTAAGAAGTCAGAATCAAATCTTGTAAAATTCAATGGATGACTTCCATTTTGCCATGCAATAATTTCCGTTACAGTTAGACCAAATGGACAATCAATAATTGCCATACAATCTTGACGATATTGCTGACAAAATGTAATAAGTTCTGAAATTACATCTGTGCTGCTATGACCAGGAATTGCAATAATGTCAATATCGATTTGTTCTGGATCACTTAATCCATACAAACCAGTGTAGCCAATTGCATTTCCCATTAATAATACGTCTTGGTCTTCTGGCAATGCTGGAATACCATCAGAACCCTCAGTTCCAAATGCTTTTCCTAAATAATACCAGCCATCAGCAGGAGGTGGTTGAGACCCAAACATACCAACCGTTTCTACTAAAGCTTGAACGTAGTCTGAAACTAATGATAAATAAGTTCCTACAAATCTGCTGCTAGTAACATCCATAGTCAAACCGCCCCATGCTTCAACTTGAGTGCCGTTACTATAAACCATCATGGTAAAGATATTTTCAGATACATCATTTTGAATAAAAACTGATGTGTAGTTTCCTTCAATACCAGCAGAATCAGCCGTTAGTGTAAATGCATAGTCGCCAGAAGAAGCTGGATCGCCTACAACAAGACCAAGAACTGATGTGGCTCCTGTTATTTGAATTGCCCCAGATTTAGTCAAGGCGTCAAATTCAAAATACAAATTAGCTGTACTAGCTGCTTTAACTAAAATTCTCGCATCACGACCAATGTGACGAGTATCAAATCTTAAATAACCAGCATCATCAACTGGATAAAAACCACCTAAAGTTCCAAAAGATTCATCAATTATCCTTTGAATATAAGTTATTATTTCTGCTGTTGTAGGATATCCAGGAATTGCAGCCAAAGCAGCACACTCTGAAATATCGTATATTTGAACTTTGTTATCAATTAATTGATTGTCAGTACCATCAATAACAATTTGCAAATTTAACCCAGTTAAACCACTAAAATCCCATGTTCCTGACGCTACGCTTGAGCCAGAACCATAACGATCTATTCCGCTTATGCATGACTGTCCATCTAATTGATTGTTTTGAGAACCAGTAGCCATTTGAATTACATCTACAAAGCACTGCTCTTTAGTTTCACCAGTACGATACATAGTACCATAAGCAGCATCTTGTACTGAAATAAATTCAAAACTTGCATTTGGACCATAAGCCCAAGTTGTTCTAATTTCAAGTGTGCCTGTAAGTATATTAGCTAAGAATTCAATTCCATCAATGGATGGATTAATTTGAGCATTTAATTCTGCTGCTAATTCGTCTGCTAAATAAGTAACTCCAGTTAAATTTCCAACAACAGTTCTTATACTGCCATCAGGCATTAAAACATTAATTTCTGAACCAGCAGTTGGAATTGTTACTACTAAAGTAGTTTGTGCTAATTGTCCATTTAAAGCATATCGAAAGAATGCTGCTCCATTTGGAAATACATATCTTTCAAACAAATATTCATAATAGTAACCAACTTTTACTGCATTGTCTGATATGCAATCTGATGGTGTTGCTTTTGGAATTCCACCAATAATGTCAATGATTTGTACTGCTGCTGCAAGCTTAGAATATGCTGTTGCAGCACATTCATCACTTACATTATCTGTATCTGCACAACGAATAATGTAAAGTTGATTGGCTACTAATAGATATTGTTCTGCTGCATATATTAGATATGGATCACTAACATCTGGATGTGGATATCCAAAAGTTCTATTAAGTTCATTTTTGGATACAATTAAAGTAGGTTTGTTAATTGGACCTTTGCTGGCAAACCCAATAATTCCAGCACTGTGAAATGTTGGGTCCGAAGCATAATAACTCAAATCTTGTTCTGTGATTCGAACACTTGGTGAAATCATATTGCTTGGCGGAAATCCCTGGATAATAGGCATAGTTATTCTCCCTTATTTATTCTCTATATCTGATATGTAGCGTTGAACAATTAATTTTTTACTTTCTGCCCAATCTACATATGGTGTTTTTAATTCGTCTTCTAAGTAAACTGTATTTTTTCCTGAACCCATTCCCGGAATGTTCCAGGCAGTCATTGCTCTTGGCTGCCGCTTAGTCTTAATCATCAATTGAACTGGACCTCTAGTTTTGTTTGTAATTTCCCACATAATTTTTTAACCATTTTTAAATTGTTCTACTTCTTCTACTAATCTATCTATCACTTCAGTTAATTTTTCACTTTCTAATGTATTAAAAATATTTACTTTTGTTTTTAATACTGATTTTTTCCTTGTAAGCGGCTGAGGTATATATGTTTCTGCCGTTAAATTAAATTGATATTTTACTGCTCTTTTTTTTTCTCCCGGTTCGTAATTAATATTATTTTGCACTCCATCTAATTTAACAGTCGATTCCCAATGCACTCCTCTTATACTTATATATGCCAAAGGTAAACATTTTAACATAATTTGTTCAACGATTTGATTCATTTCAGCAATATACAAAGACCAAGCTATTAATGTGTAACCTATTTTAATAGGAATTCCACGAGATAATCCAAATACCGTATCCCTGTGATATTTTTCATCAATGGTAAATCCTGGTTTTAAATCTGGTCTTAATCTTGCCAAATAATCTCTTGCCATATGATATGAATAACGAGCAGGATCATATTCTATACTTCCACTTTCATGTAAAGCCATTAATGGTAACTTTAAACGATCTGTAACTAATGATGCATCTTTTCTAACATTGTCTTGCATAATTATTGCTACAGCCCTTTCTTGTGATCCCCATACTACAGGGACAGGATGAGCTTTTCCATTAGTGTCTAAAACAATAATTTCTTTAAACATGTCTCTTACAGCTTCATCACAACCATAAATTGTTTTGTTGTAACGAACCACATGACTGCGACTTGGATTTTCAATGTCTTGTACTATATGTCCAGATTGTATTGGATCGCATGTCTTATCATGACCCACGCCATCTCTATCACACTCATCTTCTAGCCAATCTAAGTTTTCTCCATGAACTCTATTTAAATTTGGCTGTCCGTTATCATCACAAAATTTAACAGGAGGATCTTGATTTAAATCATTGACAATAGGACTTTTATCATTACAAGGATTAAGTGATGGTTCGTTGTAATTTCCTGGATTTATAATTTCCGACATAATTTTTTATAATTCCTCTCTAATATGTAGTGCAATGGTTTAATTTTAAAAAGAAAGAAACTAGAATTCCTTATCCTGTTTGGGAAGTAAGAAGTCCATTAACTAAACCAAGCCTTCCTATTAATTTAATAAAGAAAATTCATAAAATAAGAAAAAAACAACCAGAAAGACAAAATTTATTTATCTAAATTTATTTATTGCGTCTTTTTTTGATTTTGAAGTTGATTAATTAAACTAAATACTATATAAACAAGATGGCAATTATGCTTTCACTTTCACAAAGGATGAATTATGAAGAAGTTTATGGTTTATTTGTTTGCTATTGTAATTATTTTTGGAACTGTTTTTAGCATTAGTGCTGCTCCTCCTTCTAAAGGCGGTGGCGGACATAGCGGCGGTGGTGGACATAGTGGTGGCGGTGGTGGCGGACATAGCGGTGGCGGAGGTGGCGGACATAGCGGTGGCGGAGGTGGCGGTGGCGGAGGCGGAATTCTTGGCATTATAGGAAATCTTGGTAATAGCGGAGGTAATAGCGGAGGACACAGCGGGGGACACAGCGGGGGACACAGCGGGGGACATAACAATTGGAATAGACCTAATTATTATTATGAAAATGACACTACCTATGTAGTTCCTACGTATGTAGTTCCTAATAATCTTGTTCCCAACAACATACCTAACAGTGTAAATTCAGTAAATTCAGTTAATACAGCCCCTCCGATTAAAATTGTAGTCCAGGGTGATAATCAAGTTGTTAATTTCACTCTTAATGACGTAAATTATGTAATTAAATCTGGTGAGACCCAAAGTATTTTTGAAGATAGAGTCTGGATAATTGATTTTGATAGAGGTCAAAACTTCGGTGCAGCAAGATATGGACTGACTGCTGGAATCTATACATTCACTATAACAGGCGGTGGATGGGAACTTTTTCATACTAAACCCTGAGACCATTTAAAGAATTTATAGATTTTTATTAACAGAAAACAGTCGTCGCTTAGAGCGGCGGCTGTTTTTTTATTTTAACAACCAGAAAGACAAAAATTTTTTATTCCAATTCAAGTTCGTCTGCCATATAACGATCTTCAGAACCATCGGAATCCCAGCGAATGAAATACCAGGGATTTTTTCCATCACCAGGAACGCAACTTGTCACTTCTCCTGTTTTTTGAAAATTTTGAACACTTCTTACTCTATCGCCTAGACGAAAAGCATACTCTATAGCTTCTTTTATTTTAAAAGGGTCAACAGTTCCGTTTTTCTCAATGTGACCCTTAAAATCTTTGCTTAAATCATCTTCCATATCTCGCACACCTTTAGGTTTGCTTTGTTTAAAAGAAGATTTTTTCATTTTAACCCATTCAGCAAATGTTAGCATTTCCTTACTCCTTGATTTCTTTTAAAAGTAATTAAACCGGCTGATTTTAATCGTTTTAACGCAGCACGAAGTTGAATTGTTAATGGTATGACATTATTGCGCTTGCAAACTTGTTCAAATTTGTCCCATAATTCAAGTTCGTTAATAAATCTTGATTTGGGAATAGACTCTAAAGCAAGAACATCAACGTCTGCATCAAAATTTTCACAAAATGTATTGAAATTTAACATAATTAATTAATTTTAAAGTCAGGAGTCTTTTGTTTGACTTCTCCCTCTTCGGTTGTTGCACTTTCTTGGAATCGCTGACAAAGAAGCTTTAATCTTAATTCGCCCCAAAGCTTAAATTCGCCAACCTTTCTTTGAATAATTTCCCAATTTTCTCTTTTTTGAGGAGTATAAATTCTAGATCCTACCTTAGGAGGATGTCCAAGAGTATTTAATACAGACCTATAATTTAATTCAAATACAACCTCGTCTTCAGAATCAATCCCGAATGCAGTTTGATAGTTTTGTTGCTCAACTGGATCGTAAAAAGACCATAATTGAACAGGTATATTAGACCAAATCTTGCCGCGATCTTCCTGGTAAAGAGGATCAATGGTTTGAGATTGAATGAAAAGCTCATAATAAAAAATTGGAGATCCGCTAATTTTAATTATCTCCTCATCCCACAAATTGAATAAGTTGTGTTCTATTGATTCTGGATCAAATTGTTGTAATGATGAAGAAACTTTATATGGTGAACCATTGCTATTAAATAACATAATAAATTATTTACTCTTTTAATATTGATTTTTTTTAAATTATTACTTATAATAATAAGTATGATTTTAACAAAAGAACAAAAAAATATATTTTGTGGACATATGTTAGGAGATGGCTGGATTTGTTGTGGAGAACATAATAGATTTGGACTTGGACAAAAAGAGGCAAATAAAGAATGGGTGGAACATGCTTACAATGCGTTACAACCTTTTACTAAAGGTAGAAAATTGTCGTTTTGTAAAGCAGATAAAACTGGGAAAAATTATGAAAAAATAAATTATAAAAAAGATTTTTATCTCGGACGCCGTAAAACCCCTACATTCCGAAGGAATGTTTGCTCTGTGAGTGAAGGAGTGAGCGTAGCGAACGACTGAATGAACAGGGCAAACCTCTTTAGGGTAGAGGGATGTAAGGCGTC